GCACTCGCATTCGCTCTTGATTCTCTGTATGACTTGTCGGCTCGCCACGTTACTGGTAATGCAGCCATTGCCCATCTCAAGGGAATTCTCGAAGCGTTGAATCAGGAAGACGCTAAGGTCATCGAACGTATCATTCAGAAAGATTTAAAATGTGGAGTACAAGTAAGTACAGCAAACGCAGTGTGGACTGGCTTGGTGCTAGAATATCCAGTAATGTTGTGCAGCCCGTTCGAGCAGAAACTCGTGGACAAAATCAAGTTCCCAGCCTACGTGCAACTGAAGATGGACGGGATGCGATTCAACGCCATCGTTCGGGATGGCAAAGTGGAGTATCGTTCACGCAATGGCAAAGAAATTCAACTGCTGGGAAACCTCGACGCTGACTTCATCGCAATGGCTGGTGATGTGGACTGTGTGTTCGATGGCGAGTTGCTTGTCAAAGAGAATGGAAAGATTCTCGATCGTCAGACAGGTAACGGTATCCTGAACAAAGCCAACAAGGGTACAATCTCTGCTGCTGATGCCGCTAAGGTTCACGCCACTGTATGGGACGTTATCCCTTACATGTACTTTGTTGATGGTGAGTGTCCTGTTGCATACAGCAAACGCTACGATTCTTTGGCTACTCTTCTGGCTAAACATGAGCCAGAGAAAGTTGGTTTGGTCTACAGCGTCAGTGTTGAGAACATCGAAGCAGCCAATGTAATCTTCGAGAAGTTCTTGGCTGATGGTCAAGAAGGTATCATTCTCAAAGACAAGAATGGTATCTGGGAAAACAAACGATCCAAAGGTCAAATCAAATTCAAAGGTGAGTTGGAATGCGACTTGAAGATTGTTGGAGTTGAAGAAGGTTCTGGTAAGTACGCAGGGATGCTTGGTGCAATTCTCTTAGAGTCTTCTGATGCTGTTATTAAGGTTCGTGCTGGATCTGGTTTCAGCGACGACCAACGCAAGGCTCTTTGGGGTGAAAAGATAGTTGACAAAATCGCCGCGATCAAGTATAATATGAGAATCAAGAATAAAGTTGGAGAAGAATCTTTGTTCCTCCCAATCGTTCTTGAGATTCGCGATGACAAAACAGAAGCAGATTCTAGTAAGGATATAAAATGAGTGAGTATAACCCAGACAAGTGGGTCATGTTGAAGTTCAACTACAAGGGTGAAGTGATTTATAAAATCCTTGCTACATTCTATGGTGGTTTTGCGAAGGGTGACAGCTGGAAGCTGAACAGCGGTATTACAAAGATTGAAGAAGACGGACAGACATATCTGTTCACTGGTTCGAGTGGTAGCGTGTATCGTTGTCATAAGAATGTTTATGGTATGGGTGGTTATACGGCTGGTGTGTTTGCTTCGTTCCAAAAAGAAGTCGATGACATCGAAGGCACAACTATGGAATTGATGCACCACGATACTAACTTTATGGAAATTGACTATGTTCATATTTGATGTGGAAACATTGGGCGTGGAGTCTAACGCTGTCGTTCTTTCGGCAGCGTTAATCCATTTTGATCCAGCTGAGCAACCAAGCTACCAGAAGTTGCTTGATGACGCATGCTTCGTTAAAATCAAAGCGAAAGACCAAGCCAATCGACTTGGTCGCACAGTCACACTCTCGACTCTCGAGTGGTGGCAAAACCAACATGAATATGTGAGGAAGGTATCGTTGGATCCTTCTGGCTTCGACTTGACTGCTGAAGAAGCCATCACAGAACTTCATAACTATATGAACAAATACCCCAACGCTCAGAAGCAGACCATGTGGGCTAGGGGTTCACTCGACCAGTTGGCAATTGATTCTCTGTCCACCAAATGTGGCATGCTCGAACTGACTGGCTACGCACAATGGCGTGACGTGCGAACCGCAGTTGATATTTTATACGGTTCGTCTAATGGATACTGCAGCGTTGAGCATCCTGAATTCTCTCGCGCCCAAGTGATTAAGCATCACCCAGTGCATGACTGTGCACTCGACGCAATGATGCTAATGTATGGAAAACCTGCTTAATGGAATTTTACACAAGTGTTCACCCAGTGGGTGACAAGATTTTAGTTCGAGGCTACGACAAGGGTCGTGCCTATAGTCGCAAACTAGATTTCTATCCAACCTTATACGTCACTGCAAAGTCTCCTACCAAATGGCAGACTTTGGATGGCTTGTATGTTGATGAAGTGAAGCCTGGATCTATCCGCGATACTCGAGAGTTCGTTAAACGGTACGACGATGTACAAGGTTTCTCAGTATTCGGTAACACCAACTACGCTTATCAATATATCAGTGACACCTATGACGGCGATGTGAACTGGGATATGGAATTGATCAAGGTCTATACGATTGACATCGAGACCAAAGTCGAGTCTGGATTCCCGTCCATTGCCACAGCCAACGAGGAAGTTCTCCTCATCACAGTCAAAGACTTTACGTCCAAGCGTATCATTACGTTTGGTGTAGGCGCATTCGTTCACAATCGCGACGACTTGGTTTACATCAACTGTCGTGACGAACAACACCTGCTTAAAGAGTTCATGATCTGGTGGCAAGGTAACTACCCAGATATTATCACTGGCTGGAATACCGACTTCTTCGACGTACCTTATTTGATTCGCCGTATTGCTCGCGAGTTGGGTGATACGTTTGCCAACAAGTTCAGCCCATGGGGTATGGTCAATGAGCGCAAGACGTTCATCAAAGGCAACGAAGAAATTCACTACGACATCCTCGGCATCAGCCAGCTTGACTACTTGGAGTTGTACAAGAAGTATACTTACTCAAAGCAAGAGTCGTATCGTTTGGACTACATCGCTGAACAAGAGTTGGGTGACAAGAAGAAAGAGAACCCATCTGATACGTTCAAGGGATTCTACACTCACCACTGGCAACAGTTCGTTGAGTATAACATTCAAGACGTGGAGTTGGTTGACCGATTCGAAGACAAGATGCGTTTGATTGAACTGCATCTGACCATGGCGTATAATGCGAAGATCAATCCAGAGGATGTTTACTCACAAGTTCGTATGTGGGATTCGATCATCTACAATCACCTGCGCGCAAAGGGTATCGTCATTCCAGCGAAGTCTTTCTCTGGTAAGGATGCTCAATTTGAAGGTGCTTATGTTAAGGATCCTATCATTGGTATGCATAAGTGGATGGCATCGTTCGACTTGAACTCACTGTATCCCCACTTGATCATGCAGTACAACATCTCGCCTGAGACTTTGACTCACGAGAAACTACCTGTCACTGTTGACAAGCTGCTGAACCAAGAGGTTGATACATCTTATGCACATCGTCGCGACTTGGCTTTGACTGCAAACGGTTGGTGCTATCGTAAAGACATCAAAGGGTTTATGCCTGAGTTGATGGAGAAGATGTACAAAGACCGTTCCAAGTTCAAGAAGCAGATGCTTGGTGTTCAGCAAGAGTACGAAAAAGACAAGAGCAAGAAGCACTTGTTGAAAGACATCTCGCGTTTGAACAACCTGCAGATGGCTATGAAGATTGCTTTGAACTCTGCTTATGGTGCGATGGGCAACCAGTATTTCCGATACTTCGATATCCGTATGGCTGAAGGTATTACCACTTCTGGTCAATTGTCGATTCGTTGGATGGCGAACAAGTTGAACGCATTCATGAACAAGACGTTGAAGACCGAAGGGCAAGACTACGTTGTTGCTATCGACACCGACTCAATCTACCTGACTCTCGAGACTCTCGTTGAGAAGGTTTGCGCTGGTAAAGATACCGAAGCCAAGATCAAGTTCATGGACAAGATCTGCGAAGACGTATTCCAACCATTCATTGATGATGGTTACCAAGAGTTGGCAAAGTACATGAACGCATATAGCCAGAAGATGGTTATGAAGCGAGAAGTTCTAGCCGACAAAGGTATCTGGACTGCCAAGAAGCGTTATGTTCTGAACGTTCACAACTCTGAAGGTGTTCAATACGCAAAGCCTAAGATTAAGGTTATGGGTCTGGAGATGGTCAAGTCTTCAACGCCAGCAGTCATCCGTGACAAGTTGCGAGACTCCATCAACGTTATCCTAGAAGGTGATGAGAAGAAACTGCATAAGTATGTAACCGAATTCCGCGAAGAGTTCATCAAGATGCCAGTACAAGACATCGCGTTCCCTCGTGGTGTGAATGGAATGAAACAGTACGCTGGTTCTCCAATCTATCAAAAGGGTACACCAATCCACGTTCGTGGCGCTTTGTTGTTCAATCACCACTGCAAACGTTTCGGGATTGATAACAAGTATCAAGCGATTAAAGATGGCGACAAGATCAAGTTCATTTACGTACGAACACCAAACCCTCTGCAAGAAGACGTCATTGCCTTCGCCACAGAACTGCCAAAAGAGTTTGCGTTACAGCAATACATAGATTACGACAAGCAGTTTGAGAAGGTATTCTTGGATGCGTTGCAGATTGTTATTGAACCACTCGGCTGGAAGACTCAGGAAGAATCCTCACTGGAAGACTTCTTCGGTTAATAATATAAACTATACAAAGGAAACATATGAAAGTATTAAAATTTAGCGCATCATGGTGTGGTCCATGCAAGATGTTGAGCACCGTCATCGGTGACATGGGAGATCTCCCAATGCAGTTGGAAGAAATTGATATCGACCAGAACATGGAGTTGGCTAAACAGTATGGCATCCGTGGCGTTCCTACAATGATTGTTGTAGATGATAAAGGTGCAGAACAACGTCGCGTTTCTGGCGTGATGAACGAAGCTGCTGTTTTGAAATTTATGAAGGGTGAATAATGGCTAGCATTTTAGATAAACTAAAAAAGAACTCAACGATCAAAGAGACATCTATCCTCTCTTCATCTAAGTTCTTCAAGAAGAAGGATATGATTCCTACTTCGATCCCAGTCATCAACGTTGCGTTGTCTGGTCGTTTGGACGGTGGTTTAGTTCCAGGTCTTACTATGTGGGCTGGTCCATCGAAGCATTTTAAAACAGCGTTCAGCCTTTTGATGGCTAAGGCTTACTTGGACAAATACGATGATGGTGTTGTTCTGTTCTATGATTCTGAGTTTGGTACTCCTCAGTCCTACTTTGATGCTTTCGGTATTGATACTGAACGAGTTATTCACACACCGATTATGGACGTTGAACAACTCAAGTTCGACATCATGCAGCAGTTGAATCAAGTTGAACGTGGTGAGCACGTGATCATCGTTGTTGACTCAATTGGTAACTTGGCTTCTAAGAAAGAAGTTGATGATGCCATGGATGGTAAGTCTGTTGCCGATATGTCTCGCGCTAAACAGATGAAGTCATTGTGGCGTATGGTTACACCTCACTTGACTATGAAGGACATTCCTTGCGTAGTTGTGAACCATACTTACAAAGAAATTGGTTTGTATCCTAAGGATATCGTTGGTGGTGGTACTGGTTCTTACTACTCTGCTGACAACATCTTCATCTTGGGTCGTCAGCAAGAAAAAGAAGGTACTGAAGTCGTCGGTTACAACTTCATTATCAATGTGGAAAAATCTCGTTATGTTAAAGAAAAATCTAAGATCCCTGTGTCCGTATCTTTTGACGGCGGTATTAGCAAGTGGAGCGGTCTACTTGATATTGCACTCGAATCAGGACATGTTATCAAACCTAGCAATGGTTGGTATTCAAAAGTAAACTTGGAGACTGGTGAAGTTGAAGAGAAGAAATGGCGTATCAAGGATACAGATTCCAAGGAATTCTGGATGCCGTTGCTAACTCAGAAATCTTTTTACGACTTTGTAAAGGATCGTTACTCTGTTGGTCAAGTTGATATGATCAAAGCTGACGACTTGGACAAGGCTCTCGAAGAGTTGGACTTTGAAGAATGAAAAACTACGAAGTGTTAGGTGCGAACTCGCAAGGGTTCCACCTTATTAAGTTGACAGAAGGTAAGTTCTCAGGTATAATTTACTCTTATGGCAAGGTTGGGTTCCTCGAAGAAAACGACATGATGAAACTCCAATTCGAGTTTACAGTTCATGACGGCGATGGACGCGACAAAGAAAAGCTAAAGTCTAACGAAAATTTTACTACATTACTCGGCGACATCCTGACTGATATTATTACAGAGCAGTTAGCCAAGAATGAGGTAGTGTACACAGGCGGAGTTGATGAGAATAGAACAGACGATTCTGGCGAATCTAATTTATGATGAACAGTACTGTCGCAAGGTAATTCCCTTTCTTAAGAAGAGTTACTTTGCCGACAGAAAAGAAGCGATAGTCATCTCAGAGATTATCGAATTCTTCAACAAGTATAACAAGCCAGCCACTAAAGAGATCCTCTCGATTGAAGTTGGAAACCGCAAAGACCTGATTGACAAAGAGTTGGGTGAGGTGAATGACTACATCAATGAGTTGGTGCAAGCACCTATCAATGGTGACTGGTTAGTTACAAACACTGAGAAGTTCTGTAAGGACAAAGCTGTCTATAATGCGATTGTTGACTCGATCAAGATTATTGACGGACGAGACAAACAACACACACAAGACGCTATCCCTTCTATCCTTTCCGAAGCACTGTCAGTTTGTTTTGACAGTCACGTTGGTCACGATTACTTGGGTGATCACGATGCACGTTTCGATTACTACCATCGAGTTGAAGAGAAGATTGCCTTCGACTTGGAGATGTTCAACAAGATTACCAAAGGTGGTCTGTCCAAGAAAACTTTGAACATCGCATTGGCTGGTACTGGTGTTGGTAAATCATTGTTCATGTGTCACGTGGCTGCTGGCTGTTTGACGCAAGGGCGCAATGTGCTTTACATTACCATGGAAATGGCTGAAGAGCGTATCGCTGAACGTATTGACGCGAACCTTCTGAACCTAACCATGGATGAATTGAAGGTTGTTGATAAGGATATCTTTGAAACTCGTTTGCAGAAGATTGCGAACAAGACCAAAGGTAAACTGATCATTAAGGAATATCCAACTGCATCTGCTCATGCTGGTCACTTCAGAGCACTGTTGGAAGAATTGAAACTGAAACGAGACTTCACTCCTGATATTATTATGATTGACTACTTGAACATCTGCGCTTCTCAACGTATGAAGCAAGGTGGCTCTGTAAACTCTTATACATACATTAAGAGCATCGCAGAAGAGTTGCGCGGTCTGGCAGTTGAGTACAATGTTCCGATCCTATCGGCTACACAAACTACTCGCTCTGGCTATTCAAACTCCGATCCAGGTCTTGAAGATACATCTGAATCCTTTGGTCTGCCTGCGACTGCCGACTTTATGTTTGCGTTGGTGTCGAACGAAGAACTAGAAGCATTGAATCAAATCATTGTCAAGCAATTGAAGAACCGATATAATGACCCTAGCTTCTACAAACGATTCGTTGTTGGTATTGATCGAGCTAAGATGAAACTGTATGACGTAGAAGAATCTGCGCAGTCTGGTTTGTCTGACTCTGGACAAGATAAAGATGATGGACCAATGTTCGATAAATCCACGTTTGGAAAACGAATACATAGAGAAGAAAAGAGTTTTGACGGATTCAAGTTTTAGGAGAGAAAAATGGTAAAGGTAATTGTAGCTGATAAAAAACACGACTGTTCTCACTTGTTGGGGCAGTTCCTCGACGAGAGCCACTATGACATTCTAGTGGAAGAAGATGCTGACGTTTATATGCCAGCCAACTGTGACTTAGCGACTCAAGCAACTTGCGAAACTAATCGCGATTGCGCAAGCTGCACTAAGGGTACGGATGAGTTGCGTATTGCGTTCAAGTTCCGCAAGAACTATTTCAGCAAGGAGCAACAGGATGCTGCTTACGCAGGTCTACGTGAAGCTGCTGTTGAGACACAGAACCGTGG